AATAACCATCTACGAACTCTTCGACATCCATCATGAAATTTTTCATCTTACCCATTACTTTATTCCTTTCACTTCCATGTATGCCTCGGTCAGCGGACCCTGCAACTTGTATGCCTCAATCTCCCACGGCTGGTCCATGTACTTCTCATTCATGAAGTTGCGATACTTACCATCCTCACACTTCCAGAGGTTCCGATAACCACCACGCCACCGTTCAATGATCCGTCCCGTTGCCCACTGCCAAACGTGGACCATCTCATGAACAATCGTTTCGATGAACTCTTCCTTGCTGACCAGACGACTCAGACGATGGTCAATCTCAAGGATGAGGTGGCGAGTGTCATCACCAACAGTACACCAACCCTGAGCACCATCTTCCATCGTCTTGCAGAAACGAACCTCGACTTCAAGGTTACGAATGCGGGGCATCAGTACGGCAATCATCGACCACACGATGTCTTCAGCAAGAACCCTGTCCTTCTTCAGACCACCTGTAACATCGACACTAATCATGACACCACATCTCTTGATTATGTCTTATAGTACCATACTTGATTCGTTTTGTCAACCCCTAAAATACGACGAGAGCAAACCATCCCGCCGCAAATAGGGTTAACATGAACAGGGTTTCAATCGCAACAGTCGCAATCTTCTTCATCAGATAATCCTCTCAAGAGTCACTTCTACATCGCCGGTCATGGTGAACTCATCGACAAACTTGTCAGAAAACTCTACATACCCATCAAAGTCTTCACCAATGTCTTTACCAATCGACTTCTCATAGGCACTAATCAACCACGAAGAATCTACAACATACATGGGAGTCTTTGTAGTCCCTACATTAACGATGGGATTGATATCTAGCAAATCACCCATGATTTCCCGAACCGAAACTTCTTTAGTCATAACAACCTCTCTCTGATTATGTCTAACTATACCACACAAAAAGGAATCTGTCAACCCCTAGAATGACCCCCTAGAGATAAAGGGGGCCAGTCCAGTTGATGGGGTAGTTACCGTCGAAGACGTTACCCCGTGCCTTGTTCCGAGCAGGAGCATTGTATCCAGCGGGCTTCAGAATGTCACCCTTCTTGAACTTCTTGTCATTGTCAGTGTTGACGATGAAGGCAACAACACTATTCCGATCAATCATCTTGATGTACTTCCGACCAAACTTGTAGGCAAGACCATTCTTGTAGTCGTCGTTCATCTTCTTCTTGGTGTCCGTGTTAGGAACCATGAACTTTGCATAGTCTGCAACCATCGCATCGTACATATTACCGAGTCCGAGCATCAGGTCATCAGCGGTCTTATTCACAACAACAGTCATTTCTCTTTCCTTCTCTCAGTTTATGACTAACTATACCACACGAAAACGAATCTGTCAACAGAAAAATTAACTTTTTTCCATTAACTTCAGAAACTCCTTCTTCATCAAAAGATCAGCCTTCACTGCACGGTCATCACCCATAGCACGGTGCTTCTTAAGGTTCTCTTCAATCGCAATCAGTGCTTCTTTGTAAGTCATGTCAACTCCGTATCTCGATTATGTCTTATAGTACCATATGGATTCGGATATGTCAACAAAAAAATGAGCTGTTTTGAAAGTTTTTTTAATCTGGGAAGGATGCGGCTTTGGACCCCTGTGGATAGGTTACCTCTTCAACCATGTACTCATCTGTCCAGTTGAATGCTGCCTTGACCACATTTGCAGATAGTCCCTTGTATACCTGATGCAACTTCTTGTCCTTGGCGGCAACAAGAAGTTTTGCCTCACTCTCATGTAGACCCTCAAGCATCTGGACAAACATTGCCTCTCTCTTGTTCTGAGTAATTTGTGGATTACCACCCTCAATGAAATGATACAACTTTCGTGCCTCATGTGCGAGTACGTTGTGTTCAGTACCCTCTGGTGCTTCTGCCGGTGTATATGGGACTTCACCTTCTGGTAGAGCCCACTCAATCTTGGGATCAAATGAAGCCTTGATCACCATACGAAGTGCATCTGTATTATACTTGCGTAGATGCTCAATCTTCTCATCCTTTGTCTTCAACTTTGCGACCTTATCTAGAACCTCTGAAAATAGAGGTGTATATGTATCGACTGCCATTTTAAAATTCTCCTATGGATTCAACGAGGTTCCTCAACCTCTTTTCTGTAAAATAATTTAGTAGTTTGCTACGATCACCTTCTGGGGCATTGTTCCACTCTTCCAGAATCTTGAAGAAGAGTTCAGCAGGCGACTTGGTTAGGTCAATCAGAGTTTCATTCCTCTGGAAGTTTCTCTTCACCTCATCATTGGGTAGATCACCATCAATGAAGGACGCAATCTTTTTCTTACTCAGAGGCTTCTGACGTAGACCATCAACGAAGGTATTGTCTGGGGATAGCACGTTAGGGATACCATCACTGGAGTCGCCCTTCATAACGTGTTCGTTCAGATACTCCACTGGGTCAACACCATTCACATACTTCTTGGTGATAGGGCTGTATTGTGTCACATTGCGATATTTCTGTAACTGAATGAAGTCCTTGTCACCAGAGAGAATGAGGGTCTTACCGTTTTCATACTCCAACTCACCACACAGAACCGCGATGATATCATCTGCCTCTGCACCATATACTTCAAGGAACTTGTAGGGGAAGAACTCTTTCAATTCTGCCTTGATGGTATTCAGACACTCAAAGATGGCATCCCAATTCAGATTGGAATCATCCCGTGACTTCTTACGATTGCGTTTGTAGTTTGGGAAGTAGTCTCGACGCCAGTAGTGCTTGGAATCGTAACAGAGAACCAGTTCTCCATACTCTTCACGAAACATAGTGCGATACATGCGAACCGAATTTAGGATCATGTGGCGAACCATATCAATCTCTGGTTCAATCTTCTTATTCATATTCAAGTGCATCATCACACTAGCCAGACTAATCTGGTTCATGTCAACTAAAATAATTTTTCTATTCCTTCATCTTTTATACCAAAGTCCAACCTGTAGTATTCTCACGAAGGAACTTTGATTTTTCATTTTTGGCACGATAGCCACCATAACCATTTTTATTTATTGGTGGAACTTCACTTCCACGATATCTCATTAGGCATGAATATAGTAAATTGTTTTCTTCACAGAATTTGATGAATTTACCACACACTTCATATTCTTTTCCTTGAGGGTCAATGATATTCCATTTTTTTGCATTTGGGTTTTCCTCGTCATTGTAAGATTTTCTATTTTCAATAATCTTTTTCACATGCTCTTCGGTTTTTGATTTTCCAGTCATTGACTTTGAGATTTTGTCATTTCTTTCTTTGGAATAATTAGTATATCCACCATGGCCGCCTGCAGCTTCATTCAATCCCATCAAAGGATAGGGTCTATATTTTTCTTCCATCTCATAACATTCTTCTTCACCACCTTTATATACTATAACAAAGTTGTCCTCAAAAGTCAATGCGTTTTTTCTAATAAAATTACCAATTGTATATTTGGATTTTGTGTGAGCCTGCCACCTTCTTTTCAAATTATTGGAAACACCCACATAACAATTTGAATAAGGTTCCTTTAGGTGTTTTTTCAATCCTATAGCATAGACATAATACATATCTTCTCCTTGGTTGAAATCAACTAAAACTATTTATAACTTTGTTGATTTCAACCAAGTATCAACCTCTATTTATAATCGTCGCATTGAAACTCATCATGCGCCTTTCACCCTCGACAGAGAACGGATATACAAAGTGTTTCAACCACGAAGGAAACACAAGGAACTTACCAACCTCAGGCTTGAACTTCAGATTGTCACTGCGAAAGTTCTGGTTCTCACCAAACGCAAATTCGATAAGACCTTTTGCTGGATAGTGGTCCTTGAAGTCCTCATCCCATTCTTCTGTCATACCCTCTGGAACCTTTAGATAGATTGCAGCAGAGAAATCTCCATTGTGGTGGTGAATAGGATTAAAGTCACCCGCATACTGACTGACCACCCAACTCTGCGTTAGGTGGATATTGCCTATAGATGGTTTTACTCCTTCACCCACTATTCTATTATAAGTATGTGCGCGGTTTTTGTCAATCATATAATTCAAATAATCTAGGCATCCCTGCTTCATTGTATTAAACAGGTATCCACGATCAGACACATCCTTGACGGGAATTTGAATTTCCTTGTTAACCTTGCCTACCAGTTTATGAGAAAAGTCCCACTGTTTACTTTTCTCCTCATCTGCAAGAACTTCATCAGCAACGGTGTTTACGATGTCAACAAAACGTTCTGATACTGTAGTCTCCAGAATGGCAGGACTGTATGGTTCATGAAACTTCTGGGTCATCTTCTTCATCCATTCTCATCAACTCTACCATCTCATTCAGTTTATCCATTCGAATGACTGTTCGATGTGAGTTATCCATTTCAATAGTCGTTTCTGTGAATGTATCGACAAACTCATGGAGCGGGTATTCAAGACCAGCATCACGATAGAGAAGGGACTTCACAAGTTCAATAACTACAGAAAGGTCACGGGAAAAATTTCTTTCTCCAATATCTACATCATTCTCACTCATCATATGAATCATATTCATCACAAGTTTAGATGACAGTTCTTCACAGAACTCCATCTCCTCTTGACGAAGAAGCTCTTCCTCATTTGGAACGACGACTTTTCTTTTTCGCCACGGTCCTTTTATTACGTTTCCCTCGTTTGGGCTCTGGTTCTCCGTCATCTTCTACAATGAATCCTTTTTCTGCGTTATACATTTCTTGCGTGTAAACTTCACCCATGTCTGGGTAGAATGTTCCCACGTTACGTTTTGGATTTCCTTTCTTATCGTATGCAAGTGCGATACAACGGTTTCTAATTTTATGCTCCTGATACTCTCCATAGAAATTGTCTATCCAATCTCCAGTGCGAAGGTATGATTGCATACTACTTATGTATCCTTCATGGACTTTGAGTTGTGCTTCTGCACCCTTGACCTTTTGACGAACAGACTGACGACTTGACTTTGCCAACTCCTTTTGAGTCTTGATCCACTTCTTGACTTTTTCGGGACTCAATCCGTGTTCGTCTGGTAGATTGCGAAGACTCTCATGAATACTCGACTTACCATAGTCAGGGTTCTTTGCTGCTCTTGCTTCTCTTGCCTTCTCTAGACGTTTTGCTGCAGCAGCCCTCTGTTCCTCTGTCATGGGTTTGCGAGGTTTACGTTTCTTCGGTGCTGTCCATCCACTGTTGTCAGTCTTGACAGTTACCTTCTTTCTAGGCATGGATTAGTATCCTTCGTTTTCCATTCGTTTCTTCAATTCACGTTCTGCACGGCGTTTTGCTGCCGCCTTTGCCTTACGACGCTTGGTTCCCTTCGACTCATAATACTCACGTTCTCGTAACTCATTGAAGAAACCATCTTCTGTTAGTTTCTTCTTCAGAATACGCATCGCCTTATCGACGTTGTTGTTACGAACTTCAACTCTCATGTTATTTCCCTAGTCCTTGGTTATACGCCTCATTCTCTAGACGGCGCTGCATTTCTGCGTTTCTCTGTGCAACACCTTTTTGACATGCGGCATATGCACCCCCATTATTCTTATAGTCTGAACAGACATCTGCACCAACTTCTTTGTAGATGACAGTTTGTTTCTGACTCTGTTTTTGGTCCATACTCTGACCAACTGAACTACCAGCAACTGCACCAATTAGAGTGCCGACACCAGTTGCAATCAGTCTACCACTACCACCACCAACTTGGCTTCCTAGAAGTCCACCAGCACCAGCACCAATAAGTGTTCCGCTGGTTTGGTTGTTCATCTGACAAGCAGTTAGACTTGCAAGAAGAACACCCGATACTACAATTGACTTAAGCATTTGCTTCTCCTTCTTTTGAGTAGTATACATTCTTTAGTTCAAATAAGTCAATGCACTTTTGGCATCCACTACAAGGTTTCGACAAACCAGTAATCCATTTACGGTTTGTCTTGTTTCTCTTTGCCCTCACAATATATAGTTCACACTTCGACAGGTCATCAACATCGACAGACTTGAGTGCGTTCTTGATTGCATGGACTTCTGCATGAAAGAAGACTGCATCCTTGTTCTTACAGAACTGAGCCTGAAAGGGATGCGACTTCTTATGGTTATATCCGTAGGAAATCACCTTACCCTTGCGTACCACTGCGGCAGCAATTCTTGCACCACGGACAGGTTCCACTGACTGTGCAAGTTTAAAGACTTCATCGAAGATTTCAGTGTTCACCCTCGCCTCACTCATCTACTGCCCATGCATATTGACTCCTGACTTGACTCCAGACTTGATCCCCGACTTGATCCCAGACTTGACTCCAGACTTGACTCCCGACTTGACTCCTGACTTGACTCCAGACTTGATCCCCGACTTGACTCCTGACTTGACTCCAGACTTGATCCCAGGCTTGATATTTAACTGATTTCATTTAACCGACTCCTGTATTAAACCCTGACTTGACTCCTGACTTGACTCCAGACTTGATCCCCGACTTGACTCCTGACTTGACTCCAGACTTGACTCCCGACTTGATCCCAGACTTGACTCCTGACTTGATCCTCGACTTGATCCCAGACTTGACTCCAGACTTGACTCCCGACTTGACTCCAGACTTGATCCCAGGCTTGATATTTAACTGATTTCATTTAACCGA